AAGGAGATTAATAATCCTATCACTGCTTCGATCATTAGTGTGTACTCCCATTTCCGTTTTTATAATGCATATCTCTAGCACTATCTTTTAATTCTTCAATATCTTCTAAAACTTTATCCATTTGTGTTCTTAAAAATTGTATATTTACTTTATTCAAAGCCATGTCTTCAACGTGTTTGTTAATTTTATCTACGGTTTTATATAAATCCTCGATCATCATAAATTGCTCGCTATCTGCGGGAAGCGAACCAAGTTGGCCCCGCGGCCATTTGATTCTAAATTCTGTATTCTCAGTTAAATCTTTTTCCATCAACTCTAGCGTTGTAGAAATTTTATTTTGGGTTTCAATAATTCCAAAGTATGCCCAGGTGCCGATCGCAACCATCGCGATCAAGCTGGCTACCGTTTTCATTGGCATTTGCACTGCTGCTTCTTCAGATATTTTTAAAGGTTTAGTCATCTTTTGGTTTTGGCTGTGGTAATATATACCCTTTTGGAGGCATTTTCAATTTACTTTTTCCTGGGTTTATAAACTTATCTCCCATTAACTCAATATCTGGGTTTTCTTTTTTATACTCATCTTTTAGGTCGTCCCAAAGACTTTTAGAATTAGTGGGTCTAGTATTATCTCTTGCAGGGGTTATACCTCTACATTTAGATACAAGTAAAGCAAAGTTTTCATTAAGTGCTAGACTTGGATTACTATTAACTCTACCGCACATTTTCATTAATTCTAATTGTTGTTTGATTGCTACGTTTTCTTTTGATGTTTTACAATCTGTGCCTAAATATTTTCTGTATGTAAAACTTAATCTATAATTATCAGATTCATAATCTGAATCGCCATAGGTATAATCTGTTTCTCTGTCTTCTGCTTCGATTCTTGTTTCAAATTCTCCACACCTTACACCATACTCGTTAAGATATTCGTTTCTAGGATACGCAGGGCCAGCACAAAGAGCAAGAAAAGTCATTGCTAAGATTAGTATTCCTGTAAAATAATAGTTCATCCTGGCAATCTCCATAGTTCATTACCTATTTAAATCTTTAATATCATAGTCATGCTCTCTGACTTGATCTGCTAATTGTCTATATAAATTTTCTGCCATCTGCCACGTAGATTCAGCAGAAGTTAATCTTGTGTTTTGATCTGTAATTTTATCTTCGGCAACTTTTAAATCTCTTTTGAGATCTACAATTTCTTGTTGGTTTGAATTAATAGTATCTGTAAGATTAACAATATAACGAACGCCAGTAAATGTTCCGACTAGCACTGAAGCTACTACCGGTACCATAACTATATTTTTTTTTAATAAATCAGCTAAGTTCATTAATCGTATTTAACCTCATTTTCAAAAGTTATATCCGTGCCGTGATCTTTTTCTTTTTTGTAAGTTCTTTTACACTTACAATTATCACACGTGCAAACTCCGTAATCATCTGCATGAAGTTCTTCGTCGCAGTGACAATTACAATGACAGCTTTTACACTTGGCCATTACTTCTGCCAAGAAAAAAGCCAAGCAATTATTTTGTCTCTTATGCTTTTAATTTTATCTATAATTTTTTTAATCATTTTTCTTTTCCTCAATTTCGTAGAAAAATTTATCAGTGTCTTCTGTTCGCCACTGTCGAGTGTCTTCTACATTCCACTCACTTGTTTGTACTTTCCAATCAGGAATTTCATCTTTAACTGTAAAAGATGGTATGTCCCATATTAGTCTATTGTTTGGTTGAGCTGCATAGTTGCCATTTTCTAACGCAAGTATGTGTGCACACTTATGTTCGTGTGGAATTTCAGAATGATCTGTATCTAGTATATTACTATCTGGGTGGGCAAAATCAACAGTAAATAAATAAGCACCATGATACCATTTTTTATCTTTACCAATGTACTTACCAGACTGTCCGTCTAAAATATCATAACTAGTAACAGCAGGGTAATAAGAAAAACAATTCCAAAGTTGAAGTTCATCAAGTCTTTGATTGGGAACAGTTTTGGGTTCATAACCACGTTGAATAAAAGCCGATATTGGTAAACGATAAAAGACAGCGCCGTTTTCCATGATGGCATGGAATAAGATCGGACGACCTGTAATAGATGCCATCCCGAAGATGACACAATCTTCAACTTCTCCGTGATGTTTTTTGAGGTCATATAGATATTCTCTTCTTATTTGTGCGTAAGTGACAGGTATGTTTGCATTTAAATAAGCCATAAGTCCTCATTTTATATTACCCCAATTGGTTCCGTGTTCATAATCTACTTTGTTTGGAACTTCAAGGGAAACAGCGTCTTCCATGATATCTTTTATTCGTTCTGCATCTTCTATGCTCTCAACTGAAATGTCAAGCTCATCATGTACTTGTATGTGAGGTGTAATTCCTTCTTTATGTAAATTTATCATTGCCTTCTTTGTCATGTCTGCGGCTGATCCTTGTATCAATCTATTTAAAGCTTTGTATGTGTATGCACGTTTGATCCCTGGTCCGTGTTCCAAGAGCGCTGCATCATGTGGCAATGCCTTATGGATTCCAAACTGATTTGGTTCCCATAAATGAAATCTACACAAACGTCCAAGCAACGTCCTAATTTGACCACGATTTTGAGCACGCTGCATAACATTATCCATAAGTTGTTTTACAAATGGTACGCGTGAATGATATTGTTTAAATAAAGAATCAGACTTTTCTTTATTAACACCAAGCTCTGCTTGTAATTTATTTTTACCCATACCATAGAACAGACCAAGGTTTATTGTCTTGGCCTGTGATCTAGGTATCTCCGCCATGTCAGCTACGATTTGATGGAAGTCTACATTCGAATCATTGTAAGCATCCAATACGTCGCCCACTCCATAGAGATTTTGTAATGCTGCATAGTGTACAACAAGTCTTGGTTCTTGTTGTGAGTAATCAAATACTCCCCACTTACAATCCTGTTCAGGAATAAATAAAGATCTAATTGCGGGTCCAAGCTCTTTGTTTCTAGCTGGAATCTGTTGAAGATTAGGATTAGAATAACTAAATCTTCCGGTTACAGTGCCTCCATTATCTGATCTTAATTGGTTTATTTCAGCATGAATTCTTCCTTTAAAATTATGTTTTAATATGGTATCAATAAATGTGGTATGGGCCTTGTTTATCTCTCGGGCTCGGGCGATTAGTTTCACCAGTGGGTGGGGGTGATTTTGAAGAAAGTTTTTTGTAAATGATGGAGAATTTGTTTTTTCGGTTGTCTCATATGGTAGGTCAAGTTTTTGAAAAACTTGCGCAATGGATCGAGCTGCCCATATTTGCGTATCTACTCCAGTTTCTTTTTTTACTGATTGTAATAATTCTTTTTCTTGTGCAACTAATTGTTGCTTCAATTGGTGAGCTCCTTCTTCATCTACACGCACACCTAAAAAACGCATATCGACTAGGCAAGGAAAAAGTTCTGTCTCTAAATCAAAAATAGATTGTATATCTTGGTGCTCTATTTCTTGTTTCATTTTTTGCCATAACTGCAAAGTTAATACGGCGTCTTGTTCAGCATATTCCCCAACATACATAGCAGGCAATTTATACATTTCAGACTTAGGATCTATGCCCCAAAGTTCTGCTGTTTCCTTCAATACAGCCTCATTTTTGCCTTTTCCGACATAATCCCTACCCATAGAGCCTAAATCGTATCGAAAGCGATTCTCGTCTACGAGAGAGCCAGCAATCATGGTATCTACGATGGTTCCGTTGATTTTAAGGCCAGAAGCTCTAATAAAACATACGTCATACATAGCATTATGAAATATCTTAGTTGCAGGGGTATTTAAGACGTCTTGAAACCACTTTAGAACCATTCTAATGTCCATATTACCACCACCTTCATGAGCTATTGGATAGTATCCAGACCAGCCTTCGACAGCAACAGCCACGCCTACTATCTTTCCTCTTCCTGTAACTGATCCCGATCCCATAAGTTTTAATTCTGGATCTTTTGTTTCTAAGTCAATTGCTATTTCAGTATGTTTAGATAAATCTGGAAATTCTTCTGGTGGTAGCCATTCAGTTTGTGGACTGAACATAGGTTTCTGTATCATTTAGTTATTCCCCATGAGTTTGGTTTCTTTTTTATTTCTTCTTTCACGGGTTCAGGATAGTCTCTATCAATAGCCATGTCAATGTAATGTTTAGCTTTTAATAAATCTTCTTTTTGATTTTTTTGTTTGTGACGACACAAATATTTTATTGCGTTGCCTTCAGCAAATGGAATATTATTTCTGTTAATAAATTCTGATGGTTGAATAACCATAGATTTATAATGATCTCCACCTACTTGTTTTTTATATATTGGTTCCTTCATATTTTGTATCCTTTGTATTCTTGTTTTGGTGATATAATATGTAAATGTTCCTTGGTCCTTGTTGCGCCAACATAGAACAATCTATTTTCATCATCAGCATTTTTTTCATAAGCCTTCATTGTGTTCTCACTTAAATCAGTGAGCAACACAACGTTTTGTGATTCACCACCTTTAGCTCCATGTATAGTTGACAATGTAATTCTTGGTCCTTCATTTAATTTTTCTCCATTATTTCTCATTTTTCTTAAATAATTTACGTCTCTTCCAGGTGCATCATCAAATGCTTCAAACCAAACAGCATCTGTTTTTAATCCGTAACTTTGTTTTAATGCAGCAAAGTCATAAGAGCTTTCTTTAATCATTCCTTTTAATTTATTTTTATCTACGTTTTCTTTCATATAACCATAGATTCTTTCTATTTGTTTATATGCAAGTGGTTGACCTTTACGTAAGCTTTCCCAATCAACTGCTGCGTAGTGTAATTCTTGTTCTTTTGTTTTTTTAAATTTATTTCTGTAATACAAACCATTACGATACAAAGTATCTTCTAAATCATTTAACATATATTTTGTTCTAGCTAAAATTAACCACTCTCCTTCTTTCATATTTATTTGTTCAAAGTCATCATACTTAGATAAAGAACCTTCATGTACTTTTGGTTTCCAAGATTTGTCTATTCTATTTTTAATTTTGTTTATTATACCCATAGCCACGTTATGAATCTTTGCCGGTATTCTATGTGATTGTGTAAGTGGCATCATCAAACCTTTCTGTGCAATAAAAGAATCTACATCAGCGCCAGCCCATCTAAATATTGCTTGGTCATCATCACCTGCAATAAAAGAATCTTCTGTTTTATTCCATATAGTTTTAGCCATATCCCATTGCATTAAAGATAAATCTTGAGCTTCGTCTATAAATACTACATCAAACTTTGGAGACTTATCAGATTTTATAAATTCTAAAATCATGTCATTAAAATCTATAAGACTATATTCTTTTTTATATCTCTCTATTTCGTTTGCAATAATACGTAGTTTATCTCTTTCTAAATCTTGATTATGTTCTGCTAAATCAAATTGTTGTTCTGCTGTAATGTTTCTTAGTTTTGCTAAATTTATTATTCTTAAATACTCACTATCAGATGTAAATATACCACCATGATCATCTTCAAATTTTGCATAATTAACAGGAAAACCTAACTTTTCACCTAAATCTACATAATGTCTACGCTGCATTACGTTTTCTTTTTTTAATCCAAGTTTTCTAAATGCTAATGAGTGTAAAGTTCTAAAATAAGGAAGGTCATCTTCTGTAAGATTAAATTTTTTAATAGCTCTATCTCTTGCTTCGTAAGCAGCTTTTTGTGTAAATGCAAAGTACCCAACTTTATCTGGATCTGTTTCTTTAAGATAGTCATCTACTTTATTTAATAAAGTTGTAGTCTTTCCTGTACCTGGTGGTCCTAATACTATTGTTTTCATATTCCTAAATGTAGATATATCCACAATGCAGTAAACAATGTGACTGCCAATAAATCCATGGCAGCAATCAATACGGATCCTCCTGTTTTAAAGTTTTTTGATTATATTCATCTTTTTTCTTATCAAATTCTTTTACCATAAATACAGAAAGTTTTTCTTTACCAATTCTTTTAGAATCACATTCACATTTTTCTTTTAACATTTGTGCTGTTCTTGAATAACCTATATCCCATCTTCTTCTCATTAAAAATTGGTGATAAAATCTATCAAAAACAAAATGATGGTTTCCTTCTGATGTCCATACCCCACCTTTTTTTAAATCGTTTTTATCTGTTGATACTTGTCTGTTTAAACAAAACTCTTCTAAATGATTTTGTAATTGATCTTCCGTTCTTAAACCTTCTGCTGGTTCCGTAACTTCTGCGTTGTTTAATAATAAATTTGTAATTAACACCCAATCTTTTTCTTTTAATGTTGGTGGTCTAAATCTTAATTGTTTCATGCATGCTTCTTGAAATAAACTTTGTTGTCGTAAGTATTTAACATTTTCTAAGTATAATCTTTCTCCGTCTACATTTAGATAATAGTAAGGATCTTCCAAATCTATTACCTGGAGATCGGTTAGCCCAGGAAACATTATGTCCTGTCCTATTCCAAATTTACGTTTCCGACACAATGTTTTATCACACACACTACACATTGGTTGGTCATTACATTTATATCCCCACTCTTTTTTATCATGTTGATTTACAATTATTTGTACTTCTGAATCTGACAATGGTTTTTCCATTGCAGTTGCATTAAATAAAATTAATTTTGACTTCCACTCCGCTGGCCATTTTTGTTTTGCATATACGCCATAGTGAAACAATGCATTATTCCTACCACCTTCACCTATTTTGTTTATAGATAATATTTCTATACATGGTGGTGCATCATTAAATTCTGTTACAGGTCTTTCTACTTTTATACTATCAACATCTTTTACTTTTGTAGTTTCATACAAACCAAAAAAAGCATCTATCGTAGCAGCTTCACCTGTTCTATGAAAGGCATATCTTGTTGTACTTTTACAATTAAAGTATGGTAAATTTAAAAAATTTCCTGTATCATCTTGCGATTTTAATTCTGTTTGTTTCGGAAATACTTCTGAACCACCATAACCTAACACCGCTTTTATTTCTGTAAGTTTATCTTGCATAGATCTTGCTGAAACATAATTTTCTGTAAATAAAAATACATGTGCTCCACCAGATTTAGATCTAAATACTATTAATGGTAAATTTAATTTATCTATTTTTTGAATTAATTCTGAATGATTAAATCCTGCATAAGAATCTATATCTATGCAACCCCACTTACACTGATTTTTATCATTAATAGGTATTACACCTAAACTTTCTGTTCCATCTAAATGTTTTTGCCAAAGTTCATTTGTGACTGGTTCTCTTTTTACAAAAGACTGACCTTTTACTTTTGTACCGTTTCCATTTGATTGACCAATTTTAGTGACACCATGTGCACGTTCTAATCCTTCAAATATATTTTTAAATTTTTCTAACATAATTAATAAAGTGGGCGGATCCACTCTCGCTTAGCCGCCCACTACCTAGGATACGGTTAGTATGGTTGTTTAGAGTCTTGCTCTTCGTTACCATGCTTCGCCTCAATCTCACCTTTACCTACACGTTCTGCAAAATTTTTCGCAATGTCATAGACTCCTTTGTCTGTAACTGGTCCAATTTTTGCTACGTCCCATCCAAACCATGTGCCTTTGTCGTTTGACATCTGCACAGTTTTTAGACTGTAAATGTGACTATATGTTGGCGGAGTAAAAAGTCCATTTTTACCCTGCATTTTAATACCCATCATCATTGAGTTCCATTTTCTGCTGACTTTTAATTGAGTCGCCTTCATTGAAATCAACGCTGTGGTTGGGCTGCTACCTACAAGAATTACAAAATGATCAGCAGTGTTCTCAAGATAATTACCGTTTGGTAATCTATCTTTAAAAGATTTATCCCTAGTCGTTTGACTAACGATGTCACTGTCTGCATCATGAATAGCTACAGGTGCACCAGTGCTGGTACCTCTATCTTGCCACTCAATGTATTTTCTCTTATAAAAAACTGGAATCACATTAATATGATCAAACAGTTCATTAGTAACAGTATTAATTATCTTGCCGGGTTCTGCGCCCTCGACATATTTTCCATGAGTCTTATTGACTTCTGGAGATAATTGTCCCAAAACTTTTAAGAAAGGCAACGCAAGATCTTCTTGCGATATGTTTTGAGCACCTTTGTTTGCATCAGCTTCAAAAATATTTGCTGCTAATGCTCCTTCTTTTTTTGTTGCTACTTGGTTCATGTTTATTGTTTCCTTTTTATTGTAGTCTTATTCTCGGTATATACACCGAAAATTTCCGTTGGCATTTCTTTACCCGCCTCAATACGCTCACGGACTAGCGCTTTCAGAGTCATGGGCTCAACCTTCATTTTTTGTGAAGGCTCTAACCCTTGACCCCTCGCAAGGTCGACATAGCTTGCCGCCTTGTTATCTTCGTTCTTACCAAATGATACCGAGATCTCATTTTTAATGATATCACCCAGTCCATTATTACGAAGCCAGTTATACGCCGCTTCTTTATTAGCTTCACTTATGTGTGCTTTATACGACGTTGCAACTTTCAAATGTGATCCATCTGAAAGTTTTAATTCTGATAAACCCATTTCAGTCATCATAGTTGGTATGACCTCACCTGATATGTGTTCTATTTGTTTTTTCTTTTCTTTTACAGCGTTCTCTTGTACTTCAAGTTGTTGCTGCATTCCTTCTAGTCTTTCAACTTGATCTGCAAGAGACTGAATGTTGTCAGTTTTTTTCATTGCATCTTGTTGATCTGCCTCAAAATCGGGCATTACTATTCTTTGTTTAATCGACATCAATTTCTCCTTTCTCATATAAATTAATTGATATAGGATAATATTTTCTTTCTTGTTTATCCCATTTTAGTAGATTGTATTTACCATTAGTAATATCAGAAACTATAGAACATGCTACACCTATTAGTGCAGGATCTCCTGTTAATAATAAATGATCTCCTTCTTTAAAATTTTTTAAACCTTTTCTTAATTTATAAATTAAAGGTCCAGGAGAAAAAATCATTTGTGAAAATTCAGGAAGTAAAAATACTAACTTACCATGATGAGTAGCACCCATAATATTTATTTTAGGTGTACCCGCTTGGCTTCCCGCAACTTCTTGTATAACGTAAACTATATTTTCTTCTTTCATGCCTTGACATATAGTGCATGATGGATTATATGTCAACCCATAGAAAGAAAAAAGATTATGAGTATAAAATATAAATTTAAAATGAAACCGTATAAGCATCAAATGACTGCTTTAGAAAAGTCATGGAATCAAGTTACGTACGCTTATTTTATGGAAATGGGTACAGGTAAAACAAAAGTGTTAATAGATAATATGTCTATGCTTTATGATAAAGGTAAAATAGATGGTGCTTTAATTGTTGCACCTAAAGGTGTTGTTAAAACTTGGTATGAACAAGAACTACCTGCACACTTACCAAAACATATAGAAAATGTGACTATATTGTGGCAACCTAATATTACTAAAAAACAACAAGAAAAATTAGAAAGTTTATTTGAAGTAGAAGAATCTTTACACATATTAGTTATGAATGTTGAAGCTTTATCTACAACTAAAGGTGTTGACTTTGCACTAAAATTTTTAAACTCTCATAGATCTTTAATGGCTATTGATGAATCTACTACAATTAAAAATCCTTCTGCTAAAAGAACTAAAAACATAATTAAACTTGCAGAAATAACTAGATACAGAAGAATTATGACAGGTTCTCCTGTTACTAAAAACCCATTAGATTTATATAGCCAATGTGAATTTTTAAGTCCTTATCTTTTAGATTTTACTTCTTATTATGCATTTAGAAATAGATATGCTGAAATGAAAACTTTGCATGTTAGGGGTAGATCAATACAAGTTGTTAAACAATTTGTTAATTTAGGTGAATTATCAGAAACATTAAAAAATTTTTCTTACAGAGTATTAAAAGAAGATTGTTTAGATTTACCTCCTAAAATATACATGAAACGTAATATAACATTAACAGCAGATCAAAGAAAAGTTTATGAAGAAATGAAAAAGCAAGCAGTAGCTCATCTTAATGGTAAAGCTTCAAGCACTATGACTGTTCTTACTCAACTCATGAGATTGCAACAAATAACTTGTGGTCATTTTGTTGCAAATGATGGCTCTACACAAGAAATAAAAAGTAATAGATTAAATGAATTAATGGACGTTCTTTATGAAATAGAAGGAAAAGCTATTATATGGGCTCACTGGCAAAAAGATATAACTAATATAATTAAAGCAGTTGTTGAAGAATATGGTCCTGAATCTATTGTTGATTATTATGGGTTAACACCACAAGAAGAAAGACAAGAAAATATACGTAAATTTCAAAACGACTCTAAATGTAGGTTTATTGTAGGTACACCTCAAACTGGTGGTTATGGTATTACACTTACACAGGCTAATACTGTTATATATTTTTCTAATGGTTACGATTTAGAAAAAAGATTGCAGTCAGAAGACAGAGCGCACAGAATAGGACAAACAAAATCGGTAACATATGTAGATATTATAGCTGAAGATACAGTTGATGAAAAAATAGTAAAAGCATTACGTAATAAAATAAATATAGCTTCTCAAGTCCTTGGGGAAGAACTTAAATCCTGGATTTAGTAGGATATACGCGCGTAGCGCGCTGAAATTTTAAAATAGTATAACAGCCACTAATATTGCAATAAGTATAAGACCTATGTGATCGTTAGGCCAAGATATTAGCAATTTAGTTTTGCTTTCAACAAAAAATTTTTTAATTTTATCTATCATTGTTATCCTTTTACTTTTCCACCTTCCCATTTCATCTCCGGCAGTCCGTTTTCGTAGCTTTTGCCGTCATAGGTCAGCACTTGTTTTCTGTTAGCTCCTTTTTCATTATAGCTAACATGCACCCAGCCACCCGCTGGATCATTTGGATTGTAGAATTCTAAAATTAATTGATCGAAATCTACATTGTTTTGTAACCAATACGCTACTTGAATGTTAGGCACACCTGCTATTTCAAAGTCAACCGCTTGGCCCTTTGCATGTTGCGACGTTTTTTTGCTGCCGATCGCTTCACACAGCGCCTCAGAGCGATAGCCTGATGTTATTGTTACAGGTTTGTCAAACTTTGCACGAACTGGTTCTAAAATTTCGTAACAAACGTTTTCTAAATTTTTTATATCACCGGCTCCTGGAGAATTATCTATCCCTTTTCGAGTCGCGGTCATTGACTTGGTCATCTCTTCTAATTTAAAATGTTTTGATAGTTGCATGATTTTATTTTTATGTTGGTGAGTTAGTTAATAGCATAAAGATCATATTAGCCATACCCATAATTAACATACCCGCTGAAACTAATACAATTTTTTCTAACCTACTTATTTGGTTTTCTATTTTATTAATTTTATCATGAGTTTGCTTTTGCATAATTCTGCAAAGCTTTTCATGCTCTTCTATTTTTTGTAAAGCGTTTTTAGCCATTATACTCTTTTAGCAATTTCCTTTTCTGTCTCTGATAGTAAGGCATTCTGACTACGTGTCAAGCCCGTATTTGTATTACTTGCAAGCATTTTATTGTTAATTTTTGGTTGAGGTGTTTCAGGTAGTGGTGGTGCTTGCACTTTAAAATCATTTGACAAAGGATTTAAAAGTTTGTTAATACCTTTTTTAATTACAGGAGAAAATTTTCTTAAAGTTGATTTAATAAATCCTTCATCTCTTATTGGATCACCGTTGTCATTTAAAATCATATTACCTTTTTTATCTAATACGTAATCAAATTTTTCTGGATCGTATTCATTACCTTTTTCAAAAAAATCTTTGTCTTCGTATTCATCCATAATATCTTCTAGTTCGTTTTCTGGAAAAACAAAATCTTCATTAAGTCTATAATTAAATTTGCCATACATTTTATCTAATTCATTTTCAATAGTTTCTACTTTAGTTTCAAATCTTTTTTCAGAAAATTGAACAGGAGTAAATTCACCATCCATTAATGTTTTAACTAATTTTTTACTTGCACCTGAAGCTCTCATTATATCTTCAATATCACTTTCACTTAAATCTAAAAGTTTTAAATCTTGTATTCTAATAAACATATCTTTTTGTATTCTAAATGCTTCTTCTTGCATTTTTGTAAACGTTTTAACCATATCTCCCGGTGTATTATTTTGATAGTTGTCTACATTATAAAATTCTTCATTTTCATCAACAGCTCTTAATAATCTTCCCATTTCAGATGTAAAATATCTTAAGTCTTTTTTTACATCAATACGAATAATTCTAGTACCTGCAAACAATGCAAGCAATTCGTCTTTTAAATTTAAAGGTTTACCACCTCTAGTTAAATCTTTTCCAATAGCACCTTCAATTTTATCTGCACTTACAAATACACCTGGTTTTACACCATCTAATATGTATGCAAAAGATTTTGCAAACTTATCTCCAATACTATCTGATGCAGAATAAACTGTACCACCCTGATCTTTTCTACCATTTCTTACAGTTACATCTAACACTCTGTCATAACCAATAGGTTCGGTTATAAATGGTGATAAAAAAGTCATTACTGGTCCATCTTCAGCAAACATAACACTCATTACATAGTCATCTGTTTGTTGTGGATTTAAATTTTGTTTATTAGCTTGGTTAATAGCTGCTTCTAATGGTGCCCATAAACTATCATATGGTGAAAAGTATGAAAAATTAATGGCCGCAGACTCTCCATCTTTCCAACCTTTAATTGCTAAAAGATTAGAGTTTTTATCCCATGGTGCAGCTGACGAACGTTTGTATGCATCCCACTGTGCATCAGTAGAATTAGTTAAGAACTGAGCAAGTTGTACTAATCCAGTTCCTGTTGCATAACTTGTTAAAAAAGCACCTTGTAATCTTCTTATACCCATCTGTCTTATTGCGGGGTTTTTACTAGAAGCTTCTTTTAATCCTATAGCCATAACATTTGTTCCTGTTCTAAGTATTTCTGCAGGAAACGATATAAAAGCACCTAGTGGTAATTTTCTTAAAGCTTGTATTGCTGGTGGTACTTTAGAATATGTTGGATAAGTATTTCTAACTAAGTATGCAGATGCTTCATCAATAGCATCGTCAAATGTTTTTATTTGTCCTGTGATAGGATTTATAGGTACAAATTCTTCACCCATATCTTTGTACCATTGTTTCATGTCATCTAAATTTTTTACTGCTCTATGTAATTGTGATCTAGAAAATTCAAATCCAAAGTGTTTCCATAAGTTATCACCACCTGCATATAGTCTTGCAACTTTATCTGTTGGTGCCATTTTAATAAGTTTATCAAATAATTTATCTGTAGTGTTTACAGTGTTGTTTTTTATTTGATTCATAATTGCTTTTAATTCTGAAGCTACGACGTTTTCATCCCATACACCAAGTCTAACTAATTTTTCTACATAATTATTAAACTCAACATCATTTATGTTTTTCTTTCCTGCTTCAAATATATCATCTAATACAATTTTCATTGCATTTGTAACACTAGCTCTACCACCAATGTGACCATTCATTAATGCAAAGAATGCAGCTGACGTTACGTTTCTAACTTGTGTTTGTGGTGAGTATAATGTTTTACCTATTTGTACTCCAACTTTACCTTGCATAATGTGTCTGTATATTGGAATAGCTATTAAGTTATCTAACGTTCCACCTACACCTTGAAACATTTGTACATACTCTGGTGATGTAAATAATTCTGTTAGGTCAGATTTCATATGTCTACCAAACCTAGGTATTTTTCTAATCATTTCTGGATTAGCAATACCAGCACCTATTGCTTCATCAGCAGATCTAAATAACCAACCATTTTTTAAACCTGATTGTGCTATGTAATCACCAGCTCTTTTGTTAGCCATAGCTGATATCATTTCTGCGGTTGTATAACTTACAGATGCTTTTAAATTTTTTTCTGGTCCTAATAATTTTTGTATAACATCAGGTAATTCTTCTCCTGTTTTTATCATTTTTATTTTACCTAATTTTAAAATGTCAGCTATATCTTTCATTTGTTTTAACGGATTTTTTCCTTCAGCTCTTGCTGTGTGTAATACAGAATTAATCATCATCTTACCATGTTCAAAGTATCTAGCATTTAAATCTTTTAAATTTGCATGTCTGTTTTCAGCTATTTCTCTTAAAGTTTTATTTTTTCTAATTACATTATCTACTACCCACTTTACTGAATTGTTAAATATTTTTTCATCTGGAACATAATTTGGTTTTGTAAATGTAGAAAATGATTTAACTAAATAACTTCTTATTTTATTTAATTCTATGTTAGCTATTTCTTTTGTATACTTGTCCCCGTCTTTACCTTTTGGTAAAGATTTTTGAAACTCTTTCATTATGTTTTTTATTTCTAATTTTAAATCAGCAGCTAATGGCTGCATTTCTTCTGGTAAATCATTTTTTTTAAATTGATCTCTTAAAAAACTATCTACATCATCTAAATATTTTTTTAATAATGCAGGAGAAACTACATTTGAATTGTGTTGATTTTGAAAAGCTTTAGCTAATTGATATGCTTTATTATCTAAAGCTTCAAGTGTTCTATCTATCTTTCTAGCTCTACCTCTAATATACAACATTACTTGCTCGTTAACACCTTCTATATCTTTTGGTGCTTTACCATATGATCTAAACCAAGATAATATATTATCCATTCTTTTTAAAACTCTGTCTGATTTATTAGGGGATGTTATAGAACTTAATCTCCATTTTTCAAAAGGCGGTAATTGATTTATTTTTTTAAACATATTCTTACCAGAAAATGCTGTTACGATTGCAGGTGCTAAAGCTTTTGTTAATGCAAAATCCGTAGCATTACGTATGAATCTTGCACTACCTCCAACAACAGGTTCAACTAAAGGTCTTGAAGCAAGATAACTTATTGGTCTAAATACAGCTGTATTAACACCTTTAGCTCCAAACCTAGCAGTTTGTTTTATAAAAGGTGCAAGTCCATATTTATATCCTAGTTGTGCAGCTTTACCTACAATTGGAAAACCACCACCAACTAACATACCTTCTTGTCCATATTTAATTTTATTTCTAAATGATGCAGCTGCTCTTTCTTTACCTGTTAATCCTTCTGTAGATTCTGGTTCAAAGAAAAAAGATTGTCTACCAGGTTCTGAAGCTAAAAAATCTGTAGCACCTACAACAGTTATACCTTCAATAGCTCTTGCTGCAATCTTGCTTATTTTTCTTGTGTTTGCACCTTTAATGCCGTTTATAATTTTATTTATTTGACCAACAGTTTTAGTTGCTCTTAATACTTTTTGTATAATGCCACCAGGTATTGCAAATTGTACCATCAATCCAACAAGATCACCTCTCCATGTTTCAGGTCTATCAGGTTTTTTGTTAGGGTCTTTCATCATTTTATCAAACCCTTCTAAAAAATCTGTACTAAAAGTGTAATCTAATCCTGTAAATAATAATTCTTTAACACCCATTTCTAAATCATAAGCACCAGAGTCTACACCTTTTGATATTTCGTCTATAATGGATATGTAATCTTTATGATCACCATCTTTTAATAAATCCATGGTATCAACTTTTTTATTATGTTTTTTAGACATGTAGCCATCTAACAATATTTTCATGTTAGGACTGCCTTTTAAAATAAATCTAGCTAAACTTTTATCTTCTTTCTGAAATGGATTAAAAGGTCTTAAATATTTTACAGGTTTTTTAGGTTCACCAATTCCTTCTAATGCTTTTAAAAATGATTTTTGAAAATCATTAAGGGTACGATATTCACCTTCTACTGTTTTTGGTTCTGTATTGGCTGTATCTTTTTTGTATCGCTCTAAAGCAGTATCGGCCATTTTACGCCTCCGATGGTAATACTAAATTAACATTATATTTTTTGTTAAATTGATCTACGTCTTGTTGTGTTGCAATAGTTGCAAAATCTTCTAAAGCTTCTGGACTAGCTGCAAGTAATTTTACTATATCATCACCTATTTCCTGCGGTAATCTAGCTCTTAGTGTTGCATAATCTATTCTGTCTTCTGGTCCTTGGTCCATGGTTGCTGTTTCTTGCATCTCCATACCTGGAGCTTTCATAGTTAAAGTTTCAGTCATGGCTCCTGGCATAGAACCTTGTTGGTATCCTATTCGACCACCATCAGCTTCTTCTACTCTGTCAGGTACGCTTGCAAAAAATTCAGCATATTGTCTATACGCTTCTTTTAATAATTCAGGATCATTATCACCATCTGGATATTTTTTAATTTTTTGACCAGGATTATTAGGGTCATCTATCATTTCATTTTCTAGTCTTTTTACAATACTTTTTAATACATCTTCAGCAAATTCAGTTTGTTGCATTAATGATTTACCTACAGCATTTTCTTTAGATAAATAATCTAGTCTAGCTTGTTTTCTACTTAATTCATCTGTAACGTCTTCGCCACCATCTGCACGTTTTTTAAGTTCTATAATATCCAACATTGTTCTTTCAATATCATTAGCTACTTCTAATTTAGCATATGTTTTTCCACCACCTGTATTACCCGCAGCTTCTGCTGCAATGTCAATGTTTCCTTGTAATAATGTTTTAAATAAATCTGCTTCACCTGCTTGTCTACCTAATCTTTGTGCATCTATATCTTCATTTAAAGTTTTTAAAGGTCCTCTAGCTGCTGTTGCTGCTGTAGATAAAAATCCACCTCTTGGTGGTGTTGACATAAGATTTAAACCAAAGTCCATTAAAAATCTATTTAAGCCTTCGCCTTGTGGTCTTTGAAAATAAGGTTGGTAAGCTGATCTTATTGCTGGATCTTGTACTTGTTTAGATGTGTCTTGTAATATTTTAGCCATATCAAAATTCATACCACTTTGATAATTAACTCTTGGTGTATCTAACCCTGAAGTTATACCTTCATTAGTAGAGCCACCTCTTCTAAACATTGGTCGTCTTAATATTCTGTTCATATTATGCTAGTTTGTTTTATATCCTTTAAATCCAGCAGCACCTTGACCTAGTGCTCTAAAGATACCAGCTCCTGCTGTTCCTAATCCTACTGCTGTCTGTAACGGCGTAGGGTTTGGTATGTTAGTTGTTTGATATTGTGCAGGATAACCACCCATTAATCCAGTTACCTGACCAGCAAATCTATCCATTTGTTCTTGTGGCATAAATGCTGACATCCTATTTGCTTCTCTTGTTGCGTCTAGACCTGCTTGTGTTTGTGCCTGGTTCATTGCGCCCAACTGACCTAATGTAGAAATTCTGTCTGTTTGTAATCCAGGCACAGCACTCATCAGACCTAGCTGAGTTTGTAAATCTTGTCCTCTTTGAGCTTGTGCTTGATTGAAACCTTCTTGTAACATTCCAGCTTGTAGTAAAGCTCTATTTCTATCTGATCCTAATTGATATTCTGATTGCATAACACCTTCTCTACCACCACCAAACGCACCTGATTGTACAGCTTGATCACTTATTTGCTGTCTATTGATTGCTGCGTTTCTATCAAACTCTGCAAGTGATGCTTCCATAACTTGCGATTGATAAGGCGACATGTATTGTTGTTGCTGTGTTGCGGACATTGGCCCAGTTAATTGTTGGGCTGCTGTTAAATATGGTTGAAATGAACCTAAACCACCTGCTGTTGCAGCAGTGCTTGCCATTTGTTGTGCTTGTGTTTGTAATGCATCTAGACCTGCTACTTGTGGTGCAAGTCCTGCTAAACTATCTTGTCTAATATCAAACTGTTGACCAGCTTTTGTTCTGGCATCGAATTGTGCTTGTGTTTCACCAGCTTGTTTCGTAAGGCCGGCAGTGCCTGGCGCTACTACTGGTATGGCCGTTTGGGCCGTAATCTGTGTTGCAAGATCTTTACCTATATCTTCTATAAACTGTGCGGGTAAATTTCTTACTGTTTCCGTAGCCATTACATTACTCCTTCTAATTTTTGTGATGTTTGAAACATTTCTCTAGCGCCATCTAAGCCTTGCGATTCTTCAGATACGTCACCTCCGGCTTCTAGGTTTTTCATCATGTTATACATAACTTCTGAGCCTTTGTCTATATCTCCTTCACCAGCATTTCTTACAGCTTCAGCTGTAAATACAAATTCATTTTTAGATAATCTTGCAGGTACATCATCTGCTTTTTCCATTCTACCTATTGGTACAAATCCACCATTAGCTCTATAATCTTTTTCCATTCCACCCATGTCTAACAAAGGCATAACTTCTTTAGCTACTGGTTCTGCTTTTCCACCTTTAGCCATTAGTCTATATGGATTGCCTGATCTTTGCATAGCAAGATAAGGATTTCTTCTAATACCAGCTATATCTAAACCTTCTCCTCTGTAATCTTCGTCTTCATCTTCTTCAGGTTGTCCAAATAATTTTGTTAATCCTAATGATCCTATTCCATACAAAGCTGCTTTACCCATACCCGATAGTTCTCCACCTTTTCCAAACAAACCACTAGTTATAGTGCCTGGAGATCCTTTTGTTCCAACTAAATAATTTAAAATATTAGGTTTAAGATTACCAAAACCAAAACCACCACTAGTAGCTAAACCTGGAAATGATTTACCAAAAAAAGTTCCACCACCAAGACCATATATACCTGCTCCTAATAATGCAGCTTTACCTAATTTACTTTTACTAATTTTTTTAAGAGTTTTTGTTACACCTTTAACAGCTTTTTTTGCTGCTTTTACAATACCACCAATTATATATCCTTGTCTTAATCCTGCAATACCACCTTCTGCCATGCCAGATAATGCTTGTGCTCTAAATTGTTCAAATGACATTGGTTCTAATCCTTGTTCTATCATTTCAAAAACATATTTTTCATATTCTTCTTCTAACATTGGATCGTTTGAAGCCATCATCATGTTTTCTTTAGGTTGTACATCACCTTGTAATCTTAATTCTGGTGCACCAGCTTGTAATGATGTATCTCCACCACCCATAAAGTTAGCTCTTCCACCATCCGCTTTTAAAAATGCAAATCTTTCATTAATATCTTCAGCTTTTTTTCTGTTGTCTAATAAATTTTGTCTAGTGTTTTCTACTAATCCAGTTCCTAATTGTATTTCATCTGCTGGACGAGTTTCTTTTAAATCTAAATCAGTTGTTTCTTCATCATCTCCGAAGTTTATAAGATCAAAAAATTTTTCTTTCATACTTTTTTCTGGAACTATTACTTTTTTAGGTGTGACTACTACCGGTGTAACATTTCCGCTATCTCCTGATCCGCCTCCGCCTCCGCCATTTCCACCTGTAAAAGGATTATCATCTCTAACACCTCCAGTTGAACTTGTTCCTGGTGAAATATTTTCACCTGATGTAAATTGTGCTCCACCCATATTAAATCCTGTTCTAACTATTCCACCTTTATTCATAAGTCTCCATGGTGTTGCTGACTCTTCAACAACAGGAGTTGTTGTTTCTGGTGCAGTTGATCTAATTCCTGAAAAACAATACGCAGGTGGGTTAGGTCCTTGACATGGATCATTTGGTCCATCTCCACCTACTGTTTCATGTCTTTTTCTTATATCATCATAATATTCATCTAAATCATCTTTTGTTTCAATATTACCTAAAGTTTCCATTCTATTAAATGTAGAAAGTAATGTATTATAATTAGGTTTACCAAGACCTGTAAATTTAGTTATTAAAGGTGCGGTTACAATTGTAGAAAAATCTGGTGTACTGTCTATATATTTTGTACCTAAAGGGTCTCCTTTATTAACTCCTGCTATTTTTTTATCATTTAAATTAAAAGGACCTAATTGAGTTTCAGTAGGCATATTATATTTTGTTCCTGCTTGAAAACCTGTGTCAATTGCTGGTCCCTCAAAATTAAAACTTTTAGTACCATCTGGATTAGTTCCTTGTTGAAATTGAGATTCTAACATACCAACTATTTCTTCTGCATCTATGTGTGGGTTTTTTTGTAAATTTTTGTCAATGTAGTTAATCATTGCAAATTTTTTCTTGTCTGATATTTTTTTTGCTTTTGCTCTAGCTTTTGCGTTTTTTATTCTCTCTTTTTTTTCTGCTTCTTTAGTTCTCTCTGCTTCTTTTCTCTCTGCTTCATTTCTTTTAGCTAACTCCGAAGCTGATACTCCAGTTTTTCCAGTTGCTAAGTCTCTTACAGTTTTGTCTGTTGATTTAGAAAAATCCCCTTTTTCAAAATCAGATTTACTGACACCATAGTTATCCCATTCAGGATAAGCTGGTATACCTTCTTTAGTCATTACTTCTCGACCACCTAATGTCATTAATTTTTCAGCTTCATTTGGTGTAATGTAAGCCAACATATGGTCTTGACCTTTTATCTTTTTATTTTTTTGTATAATTTGTTTAGCTTGTTGTGAATTTGTTATAGCCATTATTCGTCCTTGTCAGATGATGCGCCTAAAGCTGGTATCTTTGCAACTTTAATTTTTACAGATCTTAAAATATCTTCTTTTACAGTATCTGTATCTGGATTATTAATATCGTCTTCTGCTTCTTTATCAGAATTATATTCTTGATTTGTTTTTGTATTCTTTAAAGTTATTTCTGCTTCACATTTAACGACAGGTACTTCTTTGCCATCAACTTTTATATATTCTACAGATCCTTCTTCTATAAATGCCATATATTAATCTCTATTTATTTGTAACACAGAAACAACCATATGTAACCTATTTCCTGTGGCTGCTTGTGCTTTTAAAATTTCGTTTTCTTGTATTATAAGGGGTTGTGTCAATAACTCAATAGTTGTATTTGCTGCAACTGCTTTTGTTTTAAACAAGTTAAATACAGATGCTCCTGCTGTAAGGGTAACAGATATACTGTCAGCATTACCAGAATCATCTGATACTAATATTGATTTAATAATACTAGTTGTAGCTGCTGGACCTGTATAAACAACAGTATTTGTTGTATCTGTAAAATCTATTTTTGCGTTTGTATATATATTAGCCACTTAAAAACCAAGAAATTCTCTCTTGCTCCTGTTTTAGCTCATCTAAAAATGTAGAGTTTAATTGTTCTTTCATTAAACCTAGAGCTCTATTAATTTGTTTTTGGTTAGATACATCATATTCTTGTTTTGGTTCTGGTATTCTTATATTTATCTTTGTCATTATCTACGCCCATCTGCTTGTACATCAACTCTAAAAGTTCCAAATCTCCACGACTCACTAGATGCATCATTTTCTATTTTAAAACTACAGAACCTACCACGTGCTCTTGTATCTTTTTTAGTAGTACTAGATGTTATAGTAAAAGGACTATAAGTACTATTAGTAGTTGATTGTTGAGGATATCTTTTTAATCCAATAGTTACTTTTGCATTTCCTTGTAATACTTTAAAATCTGGTACAAACCTTCGTAGTGCTAAAAATACTTCTCCAGCAACTTTAGGTCCTGAAGATTTACCTTGTGCATCTCTTTGTCTTTGTTCTAAATCAAAATCAAATGATTGTATAAAAGAAGAAACAGCAGTTGTAGTACCATTAGGATTAACTTGATCTGTTCCTACTTCGTGTTCAAAATATGTAGTTTGTCCTAAACCAGTTTGTCCAACCACCGCAGGAAATGTGCCGGTAGCTGTTGAGTTGTATTTAGTTGCATAAGGGTTTGGATATATAGTTGCATCTATCCAACTTGTTCTAGCTTCTGTTCCTGTGTACCATACACCTCCAGGTACACCAGCAGATTCACCAAAATTAAATACAACATACTTATCATTAAAATCAGACGATGCACTTGGATAGCTCCAAGTAATTTCTGTATATAGATTATTTAAACCTGCTGAAACTTGTTGTCCTTTTGTAGTATCAAAATTATCAAATACATTATCTTCAACAGTACAAGATAAAGATTTAACAGTACCATCAAACATAAAAAAACCTTTAGGACTTAACCAAAACGCAGCACCGTCTATTTCTACAACTGCATTTTGTCCTATTAATCCACAGTTAGTTCCTACTTGTTCAAAACCAAATGTAAAAGGAGAACCAATAAACTTCATTGTGTACAATGCATTATCAGTCCATATTAGAATAACTTCTTTAGCTTTTAATGCACCTATAATTTTTGTACCATCTTGTAGTCTTTGTGTTCCAGCTGTATTAGTTGCTGAAGGTGCGTAAGTGTTTATTGCTTCTTGGTCCGAGAACCTTATAAACATATCGTCTTGTGAATCAGGTGTGCCTATTATTGTTTCTGTACCTAAATGAATTAAGTGACGTGTTGTTGGTGAAATTAATGTAACTCTTGTTTTAGTTGGATTGTTTGTTGTTTCAAAATTAGATGTAGTTGTTGATGCACGTGTAGTTAATCTTGCAGCAATACCAGAATCCCATGTAAAAGTTTTACCATTTAATATTGTTGCAACTAATACTTCTCCATAATTACTTAATGACCAAAGACCTGGTTCTAGTGTAACATCAGATGCTGCAGCTGCTTCACCCCATTTACCATTACTCCAAGGATCCATTCCCCAACCATAACCATATGTTTGTTCTCTAGGACCAATATGTTCATAAGGTATTACACTTAAACTACCACCAGTTGATACTGTTCCAGTTGCATTGCTTGATTGATTAATTGTAAATGTGCCTGTAGTAGGTACACCTATTACTTGAAAATTTTTATCTTCAAAATCAGAGTTTTGATAACCTGTACCACCTGGTAAAGTTACTGAATCTAATTGTACAATGTCTCCAACTTTTACACCATGTGCTGCTTTTGTAATTGTGCATGTTGGTGAACCATTTGTTGTTGCAATGGTTGCAGATGTTAATGTAGTTTTAACAGGTGTAATATCGTATAGTTGACCTTCAAAATATAATAATAAAAATTTATCTGTTCCAAGGGCCACGTACCTATTACCATCGTTATCTACAAAAGCATGTTGTTTTCTAACAACACCTACAATTGTATCCGTAGTAAGTGAAGCCCAACCACCAACTTTTTCTGGTAGTCCATATCTAAATCTAACATTGTCAGAATCAACCCAACGGTTTTCAGCTCCAACCTCTGTGTCTTGTTTATCAATACCGGGTTTAAATTTAAACTCAATGAGAGCCATCTGTTAAGCTCCTATATTTTATCTTTATAGACCCAACCTCTAGCCGTATTAACATAGACTAAAGTGAATGCTGCACCGTTTACACTAACTACTAAATTTGATGCTGAGCCCAAAATGTTAGAACCATTTCTGCCTATGGTTAAATTATTTGAATTAAAAAAATTTTTACTATCTATAAAATGCACTTCATTACCAATAGATGGTGAAGCAGGTAAATTTACTGTTACTGTTGATGCACTTGTATCTACTAATACTTGATCATTAGCAACTGTAGTATATGTACCTGTTGTAGTAATATATCCTTTTTGAACTAAACCTAGATTAACATTTGTACCATCAGCATAAACTAAACAAGTTGATGCTACAGGTAAACTTATTCCTGTACCTGACACAGTTTTAAAAGTTAAAGTATATCTATTAGCTGATCTATCTGTTGCGTCTTGAACTACATAAACTCTTTCTACTGAGTCTGGAACTGTTACAGTTCTATTAGCTCCAAGCGTACCTGTAAGTTTTAAATATAAATTTTTACCGTTAGATACTGCGCCATTGCTTATAGCTAATGCTTGGTCTGAAGATGCAACATCAATTGATATATATCCAGATGAAGCTTGTTCTAATTGTTGTAAATTGGTGTTAGTTATAGTACCCCATGTACCTGACTTCTCACCAGTAGTCATTAATTCTAATTTTAAATTACTCGAGTATGTTGATGCCATAATTCTCCTATGGGTTAAGTGGGTCTATTGGGACCCATGTTTGCCCTGCGTTTGGATCTATTGGATTCCATGATACCACAGAAACCGTACCTAATGCAAGGTTAATTCTACTGCCAGATGGTCTAACTCCTGACCCAATTGTTGTATTTCCTACAGCTACGTTTACTCTTTTTCCATTAACTAAAACTACTACATTTTGTATTCCGACCCCTGCAAAAGTTGTTGCTGAAAAAGATGTTGCTCCAAAAAACATATTATATCTCCGTCCAAATCTGAGTAGCGTTTGTTGGTACCGCTTCCCATTTTCTAATTAATACGTCAGATGTTCCAACATTAAACCTATTACCAGTTGGTAATATTTTAGCTTTAGCTATTACTGTTACATCACTAGTAGCTATGTTAACTCGTTTTCCTGTAACAATAGCTGTTGCATTTGCTTTAGCTGTTGCATTACCAAGAGCTACTTCAAAGCCATTACCTGTAACTGTTAAATTACATTTACCAATAATTGTAACATTACCAGTGCCAATATCTAAACCTTGACCAGTTATATCTGGTTTAGCACCTGCTTTTACTATTACCGTTCCATTTGCTAGTTCAAATGCATTACCAGTAACCGGTACATTTTTTGGTATAGAAGCTTGCGCGTTACCAATACCTAATTCTAAACCATTACCTGATAATACTTCTACAGCTTTTGCAACAATAGTTACATCACTAGTACCTATGTTTACTCGTTTACCTGTAACAGATACGTTAGCTTGTCCAATAATAGTTGAATTACCAACAGATACATTTAATCTGTTGCCTAATACATTAACATACGCGTTAGGAGAAAAACCTACATCTGAAAAGGCTGCTGCCGAAAAGGGTGTAGCACCAAAATACATGCGAGGCTACCTCTACAAGGCAGTCGCCGGAGTATTATTTGTGCCGACTATGGTTTGCCCAAAAGCAAAATATGCATAAGTACTTGTGCTTTGGTTTACACCCGCCCAAGCTGATCTTATTTTAAAACCATTACTATAAAAATCTATAAAAGGAGATACACTAGTATTGTCTGCTCCAGTTGTATTTGCTACTAACATTCTAGTGTTAGGATTAGGTAACATATTACCAATTGTATTATCTACAATCCACCAACCATCTGCTGAACCATCAGTCATTTTTATAAGAACCCATGATGGAGCAAAACCAGTGTAGATCATAGAACCATCTGCATTAGCATTACCCATGTACGTTGAAAATTTACTATAGCCAGCTTTTTCAGCAAATAAAAAAGCAGCATAAGGTTCACCACTTGCATTAGTTTGACCGTGATCTCCTACTGTAAAATTAACACTATCGGGATCAGTATTTTCCCAAGCTGCTCCACCTGCAGTAATAGCATTATCAGTTGTATCTAATTTTAAATATTTAGTATTACCTAAACCAGTACCTGGATTATAAACTACCCAGTTATTGTCTGGAGCTGAAAGTCTTTTAACAATTATAAAACCTGGAGCTGCTCCTAAACCATGAGCTATTTGTGTGGGAGTGTTACCATTCCCTGTATAGTTTATAACACTAAAACCTGCGGTTTGATTAAATGAGTAAGAAGATGGAGTAATATCAGTAGCACCATTAGTTGCTATTCCTGATGTTGTCCCTGCCTTCCAATTCCAACTAATAAAACCATTACCATTACCATTAGATTCACCATGGTCTCCTAAAGTAAATCCATCGGCTCCAAATGCTGTTAAAGTATTTGCACCTGTTTGTTGTTCTGTACCTGCATCACATTCTAAATATTTTGTAGTTCCAGATGCACTATTATAAAGATTATGATTTGATGTAGATTCTCTATCTTTTACCCAAACAAAATCAGGTTGAAATCCAACTCCTGTAACATTATTTGTTCCACCGTTCCCTGCATATGTTAAATTTTTTATGTAACTCGAACTCTTATTTATAGTTGTGTAGGCCATTATTCGTTAAGTCCTTTCGTTGATAGCGCAGTATAGCCCGCCGGAACATCATACTCAAACGTTCCTATATTTGAAGCATTACTTCCTGCACTAGCTACTGCCGTTGTTTTAAACATTCCATTTCCAAAATTATAATTAAATATTGCATTTGCACCATAAATTCCAGCCGCAGGAGAACACGTGCTAACAATTGTTGGTATTGCAATAGCACCAGTTTTAGATGCACCTGATGTTGGTACCCCTACATTTCCACCTACTGTAATATAAGTTCCGTTTTTGTGCATATATAATGCTCTATTATCCATATCAACTGCAAAACCAAGTATATCTCCATTAGAATAATCTATTCCTGTATCGCCTAAATTTGAACCACCACTCATATTATTATTATTACTTCCACCTCTATAATCTATTTCAAAACCTGCACTTGCAGTGTTAGCTGTAAAATTTGCATTAGTGTTTCCTGCAAATCCCATACCAGTACCACTACCAGCAAATACTTTATCTATACATTGTATTCCTGCATTTGCATAACCATTAGAAGAATTTAATGCTTCAATTTTTAATTCCCAGTAGAACTTGCCTTTTGTAAAACCTAATGTTCCATAAGTACTTTCCCAAACAGTATCTACATTAGACACAGTAGTGTTTCCATTTGAGTATCTAATGTCACTACTATCATCACGATACAAAGGATTAAACGTGCAAAAATTATCAGAAGGGCAATCTTTTGTTGCTGTAATTGTACCAGAACCTAAAGTAAAATTATTTCCTTGACCACTTCTATCTGTTAATGCGGCATCATTTTTTAATAAAAAGAAACCATTAGTTCCATAAGTTACACTTGGACTTGTATTTATTTTCCACAGTCCAGTGGTTGCATCTGTTGAACCATAGCTACTTGCAGGATAACAATAACCATCTGTAACATGTATGTGTGATATTACGCATGAATTACAAATAGTTGAACCTTCTCTTAAAGAACCAATTAATTGAGTAATATCTGTTCCAAAAAAATTATATGTAGCATTTTGTGCAGGATAAGTTGAAGTAGAAAAACTTGTTTCTAAAACTCCATTAATATAAATTTTAATTCTATCTGCTGCAGTTGCTTGACTTGAATCATATGCAATACATATATGGTAAAATGCAGATTGATCTCTTAGTAATCTATTTGTTTCTACTCGAAATTGATAACCACCATCATAATAAGCTACTTGTAACTTATCATCAGACGTCACAAATATTCCTCTTAAATTTCCAGTAGTATCAGATTTTGATGAACAATATACTGGTTGAGATTGAGCATTGTTAGAATACATCTGCTTAACCCAAGCAGAAGCACCCCATTTAGTTTGGCTTCCTGCTGAGGATATAGTTCGTTTTAATTCTGTAGTTGGTGCTATTGCTGTCATAATATTCTAGTTAAATTGTCCTCCTCCTGATGCGCCGTGAGATATTGTAATAGTAAACGCACGGTCTGCTGTTTGGGCCTGTGCATCTGTTGCTCGTATAGTAAAGCTATACGTAGTTGTAGCAGTTGACCCTGACTCAGTACCAGATATTACACCGGTTCCTGCATTAATACTTACACCACCTGGAAAAGTTCCAGATGTTTTAGCATAGCTTGTAGCATCTGTTGCTGCAACTGTAAAGTTAACACTTCCTGTTGCGGCCACTGTTCCTAAACTACCTGCAGAAGTTGTCCATGAAGGTAAATCTGATACAGTTAATATTGCTGATCCTGATCTTACAGCTAATCCATCATTGTTTTCAATTCTAATAAAATATGTACCATCTACTGGTAATGTAAAGTTTGCCGTAATAGAACTTGCACTTGTAAATGTTACAGAATTTGCAGTTACTATTGCTCCTGTTGAAGAATTAATTGCATCAACAAAAGGAACTTCTTGAAAATTAGCTCCAGCTATAACTACGTTTGTTGCATCATTTGTAATAACCGAAGGAGTAACTGATGAAATTGTAGGTTTTGTTTCTGTTACTGTTGCAAAAGATAAGGTCCCTGATCCATTAGTAGTTATTGATTGACCATTTGATCCATCAGCTACTGGTAATTTTAAAAATACACCTGTGTTAATTGTAGATGAATTATGATTTACAAAATTACCCATGTTCGCGTGTGATGAACATTGGTAGTATAAAACGTTTGGTGTATCATTATCAACTGCAATAGTTGTGTGTGCACCAGCATTACCTGGTGTGCCTGATGTTGTTACACCAGTTGTAAATTGAGTTCCTTTTGATACGTTGTTATAAAATCTTAATGGGTGTGTAGCGTTTGATGCATCTGATTGATCAAACTTGTAGTAGTAAGGTTTGCCTGTATCATTACCTTTTAATTCAATAATAGGTGTTTCAATACCATTTACTTCATAACCTAACGTGCTTCCAACACCGTGATATGGAGAAGCTGCGGTTTTAGTAATAACTTTAACTGTAAATACTTTTGGACTTGTTGAAGAAAAATAAGTTCCTTCAAATCCTCCACCACCAGAATCTTTACTGATAATTAGATTACCAGCTTGATCTTGTATCGTATCTACTTTTAAAATTGATGCCATAATTAAAATGCCGTTGTTGGTATTGACTCTCCTACGTTTGCTACAAATGGATTCTTAGCCCAAGCCCAATACAAATAGTCATCTCCTGCTCCAGCAGCGTTAACGTCATCATCAACACCTCTTATTTTAAAACCAGTAGATAAAATATCAATTGAGTTAGCACTACCTGTTTGTTCAGTGCTACCAGTTATTTTAATTCTATAGTCTGTTCTATTTCTAGCTGGTCTTTTTCTATCTAATAAATTCCAGTTAGAACCATTTCTATCAGATGATTTTATTATAACTAATTCAGGTTGAAAACCAGTATAACAATATGGACCATCAGCACTACCTGTATTCATATAACTTCCAAATTTACTGTAACCCTTTATTTCAGCAAAACAAAAAGCTAAAACATCATGATTAGAAGTTCCCCAAAATGTGCTAGTTTGTGTAAAAACTGAAGTTGTTGGAGCTGTACTACTATTCATAAAACCAGTGCTAGTTTGTGCATTATTAGTATCATTTGGAACTAAATACGCTCCGCCACCTAATTGTTCATGATAAGCATACCAACTATCTGCGTTAGATATGTTTTTAAAAAATATAGCTTTAGGAACTTTACCTAGTCCATGACCCATAGTTGAGTTTGCAGCTAAACTACTTTTATTAAATTTAACTATAGAAAAACCTGCTGTTGTGTTAGCTGTAACAGTAGTAGCTATTGAACCATCATTATTAGATGAACCAGTAGCACCACCTGCTTTCCAGTTCCAAGATACATAAGTACCAGAGTTAGTGTTATAAAATCCGTCTGTAGATGCAAAAGTAAAACCATCACTATTAAAACTACCTAATGCTGGTGTTCTTTCAGCACTAGTATCTGATGGCTCTAAACCATATTTATTAGCTAGTATAGATTGAAAACAATAGTGATCATGAGTTGCATCTCTTGATTTAATCCATATCCAATCAGGTTGAAATCCAACTCCTGTAATTGCTTGTGTTGCTGAACCGTCACCAGTGTAAAGTTTAGTGTTCATGTGTAAGCCGGGTTTTGAAATTGCTGCAAATGCCATAATTATATCCTATCCATAAGTATTTAGATTCTTTGTATTTAAACCATAAAACCCAGTTGGGCAATCATATTCCCAAACTGAATCGTCTCCAGTGCTTGATGTTCCTGCTGAAGACACCGGGGTTGTTGAAAAATATCCGTTTCCAAAATTAAATTCTCCTTTGTTACCATCATATCCAGACGTTGCAGGAAACCATTCATTACTAGCAGAACCAATACCTGTCCAAGCAGAGTTTGTAGTTGTTCCAGCTGCTATTTCAGAAATTGTTGCTGAGTTTTGCCATGTTCCATTTTTTGAAAACCAAAGTGTTCGTGTGTCTGCATTAAAAGCTACACCAACAATATCGTTTGTTGTAAAACTGTTTCCATAAGAAGAACCTGAACCATTATAATATTTTTGACCATTAGCAGCATAATAAGAAAATCCATTATTGTCATGCCCTGGCCAGTCTGATGGATCTCTTGAACCTATTCCTGTTGGATCTCTAACTATACCAATCATAAGATTAGCACCACCTGTAATGTTAGCATATTTCATTTCCCAATACCATTTGCCTTTATTCATGGACCAAGCTCCAAAGTTTGTTTTGTTGTTTGTATTCCATTCAATTTTTGTATTAGCCATAGTAAATGTTGAAGCTTGATTTTGATTATCCAAAACATTCATAGTCATAAAATTGTTTGATGGTGTGTCTATTGATTGTTTTAGACTTCCATTAACTGTGTAATTATTTGTTTGACCAGAACTATCTAAACCTAAACTGCCAGAGTTTTCAAATTTTAAATGAAAACCATTTGTACCCCAAGTAATTCCACTTGGTGATTTAAATTTCCACATACCACTAGTAGCATCTGTAGAACCAAATGATGTTGGAGCTAAAGCTGCACCATCTACCATAGCAACATGACTTAAATAACCTTCAAAATAAGTACTTGTGCCTTTTCTTATACCTATATTAGATTCTATGCCATTTAAATTAAATGCTGTATCATAGTTTTGTGATGGATATGTTGCTTCAGCAAAAGAAGTTTCTTGTACTCCGTTTACATAAAGTTTTACTCTATTTGCTTCTGTAGCTTGTGTAGTATCAACAGCAGCAACAAGATGATAAAAAGCATTTGTATCTCTAAATTTTCTATTTGTATGAACTCTAAAATCTTTATTTCCATTAGAAGCATAACCAGATATATTTAATTGGTCGTTTGAATCAAATTTAAATTGAGCCATTTGATCTGAGCTATATTGTCCAGCAGTAACCATATAAGCATAGTCATAACCTAATTTTGATCTTTTTACCCAAGTTGAAATAGTAAATGTTTTTCTATTTCCTGCTGATGATGGTGTTTTATTTAAATAACTATCTGCCATAATATTATCCTAGTTAAATTGCCCCGAATTATTTGCACCAAATGTAAATGTTAGAGAAAAAGCTCTATCAGCTGTTTGCCCTTGTGCATCTGTTGCACGAATTGTAAAACTATATGTTGTATCACTTGTAGCACCCGACTCAGTTCCAGTCAATGTTGAGGTTCCTGATCCACCAGAGTTTAATGTAATACCACCAGGTAAAGTTCCAGAAACTTTAGCCATTGATGTTGAGTCTGTTGCTGTTAAATTTATAGTTCCAATATTGTCTCCGCCAGAAAAAGAACCTAGCGACCCTGCTGAAGTTGTCCATGCTGGAACATCTGATACTGTTAATAAAGCTGTACCACTTCTTACTGCATTACCATCATTGTTTTCTATTCTTAAAAAATAAGTTCCATCAGTTGCTAGTGTAAATGTAGCTACTATTGTACTTGCATTTGTAAATGAAACTGAATCAGCAGAAATAATAGATCCAGTTGAATTAATTGCTTCTACGATTGGTACTGAAATAAAATTACCACCTGAAATTGTAATTGCTGTTTGAGCGTTTGTAACAACCGTAGGACTAATAGATGAAATTGTAGGTTTTGTTTCACCTACAGTTACACTTCCACCAAGATTAACTGCGGAACCATTGATTGTAATTGCTGAGTTTGCCAAAGCAGCATTTTGAATAGCACCACCTGACGTTGCTGTAAATGTACCACCAACAGTTAAGTTTGCACTAGCAGGTACAGTTATTGTATCACCAGCATCTCCGAGTTGTACTCCTGTTCCTGATCTAGGTGTTATTTTATTTACTTTTACTTCACTCATATATTATCTCGCATTAGCCACAGTATCATTAGTGCCGACCAGGGACTGCCCAAACGCAGCATAAACCATTGTATCACCGTTTTCATTTACGTGACTACCAGTTGTTCTTATTTTAAATCCATTAGATAACATGTCTAATCTTATAGATGTATCTTGTACATCACTAGCATTTGAATATATTCTATAATTTTTTTCATTATAACCTAATCTTTTATCATCAAACATTTCCCACATTTCACCAGAATCTGTTTTATTTCTAATTAAAATAAAAGAAGGTCGAAAACCAGTGTAAACAAACGCTCCGTTAGCATTACCATTACCCTTGTAGGCTGAAAATTTTGAATAACCGGGTTTTTCTGCAAAGCAATATGCAATCATATTATTAGTACCAGACGCATTGGTTGCTCCTGCGTTTCCAACACTAAATACAGTAGCGGTTGGTGTAGTATCATTCCAAGCTGATGTACTTGTAGCTTCTGCACCAGAAGTATTAAGATATAAATATTTAGTATTACCCATACTTTGATGATAAACTCCCCAATTATAAGTATCATTTGTATCTTTTGTAATTATAAAACTTGGAACTGCTCCTAAACCATGTCCAATAGTTGCATTAGCAGCGCTACCAGACCATTCTACAACACTAAATCCTGCTGTTGTATTAGCTGAAACAGTTGATGCTATACTTCCACTAGAGTTAGCAGAACCTGTACCTCCTGCTTTCCAATTCCAACTGACATATGTTCTACCTGAACTTCCATTAAATTGATCTGAAGCTCCTAAAGTAAATCCATCTGCTCCAAAAGCTGTTAAACCATCTGCTACTGTTGTTTCAGCTCCAGTACTATTACATGATAGAGTTTTAGTTACTCCTCTAACTACATCTGTCCAAGCGTGATTTTCAGCAGAACCTGCTCTATTTTTTATCCATGTAAGATCAGGTTGAAATCCAACTCCTGTAATTGATTGTGTGCCTGCGTTCCCATTATAGATTACTGTATTCATGTTAACTTTAGCTTTATTTATAGTTGTGTAGGCCATTACTTATTAAGTCCTTTCGTTGATAACGCGGTATAGCCCGCCGGAACATCGTACTCAAATACCCCGTTATTACTAGCATTAGTTCCTGCACTAGCCACGGCCGTGGTTCCAAAAAATCCGTTCCCAAAGTTAGCTGACCATGTGTTTGTTCCTGGGTTAACCCAATCTCCTGCTGCAAAGTGATAACAACCTGTTAGTGTTGAAGCTACTGGTTGAATACTATAAGCACCGGTCCCTGTTGATCCGGAAGTTGGGTCGCCACTATTAATCCATGTTCCATTTTTTCCAAAATATAATTTTGAATTTGTTATATCCATTGCAACCATTACAATATCGTTTGCTGCATAAGTTGCTTCGCCTGTATCAACATTACTTCCATTAGCTCTAACAGAGCCATCATCAACATAAGCATAAGAATAATTATCTTGTGATAATTCATCTGTACCATCATTCATTTCATGGTCTGTTATACCAACAGTATTTGTTCCTGATCCTGAACTTACAGCTAATTTAAATTCAGCATAATATTTTCCAGTTGATACACCAATAGTAGAACGTAAATATCTATGACCTGCACTTGGACTTGCATACGTTGTGTTTGTATTACTTAGTGTTGCTCCATCAGATCCATAATATTCTAAATTATTAAATGTAGCAAAAACGTTACTTGGGCAATCTTTCATATTTGTAAGTGTACCACTACCAACTGTTAAATTATTTCCTTCGCCTGATTGGTCTGTAACAGAATTACCATCTTTTAAAATAAAAAAGTTAAAATCACTTGTACCAGTATAAGTAATACTTGGATTAGTTTTAATTTTCCACTCACCTGTGCTAGAATCTACTTCTCCAAATATTGTGGGTGCTAATGCTTGACTATCAACTCTATGAAAATGTGACATAAGACCATCAAAGTAATCACCAGCATTATGACTTCTACCAATTCTTATAGGATAGTTATTACCACCAACACCAAACCAAAAATTACCATTTTGTGATGGATTAGTTCTAGTTGAAAAACTTGTTTCTTGTACTCCATTTATCCAAAGTTTTTGTCTATCATCTGCTGTTCCAAGTGTGCTGTCATAAGCAAAAACTAAATGGTACCATCCGTTAGTATCTCTAAATAATCTATTAGTTGATAATTGTGTTTGTGAACTTCCACCATCGTAAGAAATAATATTAAGTGTATCACCACCAGCTAAATAAAAAACACCTGCATTATTACCATCAGACGCTTCTGTATAAAGATATTGTGTTGCACCTAATTTGCTTCTTTTAAACCAAAATGCAATAGTACCTTTTTTTCTACTATCTGTATTAGCTGTTGGATTTGCTTTTGTTAAATATGTACTAGCCATTAATTAAATCCTCCTGAACCTGTAGCTCCGAATGAGTAAGATATTGAAAAAGCTCTTGCAGCTGTTTGACCTTGCGCATCTGTTGCTGTCACTGTAAAATTGTCCGTAGCTGCACTAGTATGTGCAGTTTGTGTTCCTGTTATTGTAGCAGATCCTACACCAGTATTAAAGGTTAATCCTGCTGTAACAGATCCAGTTGTAACTGCAAAAGATACAGCATTTGTTGCTGTTAAAGTTATTGTTCCAACTGAAGCAACTCCTGAAAAAGATCCTAACGAGCCTGCAGCTGTAACCCAAGCAGGCAAATCAGAAACTGTTAAAGAAGCTGATGATGTTCTAACTGCTAATCCATTTGGATTTTCTACTCTAACATAATAAGTTCCATCAGTTGGTAATGTAAAATTAGCTGTAATAGATGTTGCTGAAGTAAATGTAATTGAGTTAGCTGGTGTAATTGCTCCTGTAGTACTAATTGCTTCAACATGAGGAATAGAAGTAAAATTAGTTCCTGCAATCACTACATTAGTTGCATCGTTAGTTATAACAGAAGGAGTTAATGATGAAATTGTTGGATAAACAATTGGTAAATTTGTTAAATTAGCTGCTGATACGGATGGTAAAGTTGCTGGAAAACGAGCGTCGGGTAAAGTTCCTGACCCAAGATTAGAAGCATTTAATGCTGTTAGGTTTGCTCCCGAAGTTGCACCTAAAGTTCCTGCTACATTTAAAGTTGCACCTGATGGAACTGTAATTGTATCACCAGATTCACCAACTTCAGTAGTTGTACCAGTTTGTGGTCTTATTTTATTTACTTCTAATATACTCATTAAATTACTACCAAATTCCCAGTTACTGTAACTGTGCCTGAAACTGTTACCGGTCCAGCCAACACTCCTGAATCCACTGTTTGAACATCAGAAATTGTTGAAGCGTGAGTTGTTACATAAGTTGTAGCTGTCATACTTGCAGACGGAGCTCGTTTTGCAGGGTAAGTACAAAATACAGTTTTAGTTCCCGCTGTAAAATTCACTTTGTTGTCTGAGTTTGAAGAGGAGATAACGGTATCTCTAGAAAGTGTATCAGTAGCTGCATCAGTTACTGTTCCAATACCGACTTCAAATTCAGATGTTCCGTCATGTGAAATACAATAGAACGTATTATTTGTAGTTCCAATACCAGCAACAAAAGTTTCAAAACCTGTTTCAGCAGAAGCTGATAAGTTTATCGTTCCTGTACCAGTAGATGTACTAGTCTGTTTAACTCTGTCATTTAATACAAAAGCCATTTATTAAATTCCTTTACTATTATGCGTCGCCTAGTCTAATAATAGCATTTGATGCATCAGCAGTAGGAAACTGAATAATAAAGTCTCCGTTTGTTGCTGTTTTATTGCCACCAAAATCTAATACTAAAACTAATTCGTTTCCGCCTCCAGTTGATTTATATATTGCAGCTCCCGCAGCAGTTAACGTAACAGAAGGAAAAGTTAAATCTTGAAAATCAACGTATGCAGTTGTTGTTCCTGCAACTCCGTTGTTTGTTAAATTGTTTCCACCTGCTGTGTAAGATGTTCCTGAAGAACTAACTTCATTACCTGTTTGATACACAGTTGACGTTGCACTGTAGCCTGAAATGCTTGTATATAAAGCACACTTAAACGTGTTGCCTCCATTACCAGATGTATCAAAATTATAAACTCCTTTTAATAAACCTGTTTTAAACGCATTAGGTACTATATTTGCCATTTTTTATCTCCTTATTATGGTGATGGTGATTTTAAAGGAGTTCGAATAACACCATCTTGATATTCGTCTCTGCGTCTACGACCTTGTTGTTCAATCGCGTACGTTTGTAAAGCCCTTTGATATGACTGTTCATAGTATTGTAACATATCTTTAGGACCTTTCAAGTATCCATATGCTTCTACCAGAGTAGCATACAAAAGTAAATCTTGATATTTATTGCTTAAATAAGTTGTTGTAGAATTAGATGCACTAATTGAAGAAGGTTGTTTTACATATGCCATTGTAATTGCATATTGAGCATTTGGAGTAGGTGCCACAACCCAAAAATTAGCGTCCCAGTTAGCATAATATCTTGGAATTCCAGATTGGACTGAAGGTCTATTGTAGTATTCAGCCATGTAAGATGTATCTTTTTTTTCTAAAAAAACTTGAACATTTGGTGTTACCGTTGTGTCCAATAATTGAATATATCTTATAATTCTTAAATCAGATGGAATAGTTACATATCTATTTCCAACAGCTAAATTAGATGTAGCATAAAATCTATTATCATCAGAATCCGCATCTCTATAAATTCTATTTTCAGCATTTTTTGTCATAGTAGTTAATATTGCATCAGTTAAAACTGTGCTATCAACTTCAGTATAATCTCTAACATCGTCTTTTAAATTTTGAAAAGTATAAGCCATTATCTAATTCCTCTTAACATGGGACTAACATATGCGTTTTCCCCACCTCCTGTTATAGTGCCTACTGCATTATAAGGCAAGGTTACAGTAAAGCCAGTGTTAACTGTTTTTGTTGCTGGCATTGCTCCAGTGTTTTCTGTTCTTGTTGTTATAGTTTGAATTTTTAAACTTGGAAAAACATTTACACCTGAAGTATGTGCTGTAGCTGTAGTACTAGCTCCTGTTACACCTCTAAAAAGAGCATTAGTTCCTCTTGTTAAACCAGTTAAATTTTGTCCTCCAGATTTAGCTGAATATTCAATAACTTCTCTTTGAACAACAGGAACATAATCTGCAGCTCCTGCTGCAGGTGTAGTTGAACTTTGTATAAAAAAGAAACCTGTATTTGCACAAAGATTATTGCCATCAAAAGTTACAGTTGTAGCTGTAGCAGATAAGTTAGATGCTAAAATATGAAATAAAGGAAATATATTTGTGCTTAAATTAAAAGATTCTATAGTATTATTACTAGCTCCATTAAAAAATAAAACTTCATCTCCAACTTTTAAATTATGATTTAAAAAACTAACTGTTAATGTTGGACTACCATTTGTAATTGAAAAAGGATCTTTTGGTAAAGCCATTGCAACAGGTGGTTCTTTTCTTGCTGGTCTAACATTTCTTAATGCAATACCATCACCTGTAATTGGTTTTGGTTCTAACTGTGGTTGTTTAGGTTCAAATTCTGAAGTATGTACTAATGCACCATTCCATTCTCTAACCATTTCTTTGTAAGGAAATTGCATTCCAGATCTGTCTGATATTGCAATTGCTCTTTTTCCTGATGCGTACTTTGACATTATGTTCCTGGATAATAAGTTTTAGGAGTTATGTATGTGCTTGAAGCCGAACCATCTTCTGCAAGTGCTCTAGCTAATTCATCTTCATATAATAACTTCATTTGTTGAGTTAATTGTGGTGCATGTTTTTGAGATAAGTAATAAGTTAATCCTGAAACCATACAAGGTACAAATCTAAATGGTACATCTGTTGCATTTGTATAGTCACCTACATCATCTATTCTTTTAATATAATATACATGAACCATTTTAGATGCATTAGATGAATCTGGTGTAGGATAAACATGCATTACAGTTCTATCTATAAATCTTTCTACCCAATATTGATTAGGAGTTCCTTTAGAAGCTTTGTTAGAAAAACCTGCATAAACAGATCTATCTACTTTTGTCATTGGAGTATCTGATTGATCAGTCGTATTAATACTTGATCTTAATTGAGCTTCCAACATATCACTAACGCTAAAAACATTTTCTGCAGCGTTAGCATTAGTTTTTGTAGTTGCTTGATCACCAGCAGCTGTAGCTTCTGCTGAAGATCTATATAATTTATACGTAGATTGTCCTTCTACTAAATCAATATTAGTATCTTTTATTTCCCAATAATGGATTCCTCTATTTCCCCATTCTTGAAATAAAATATTTAATGATCTTCTTGAAGATTTTAATTGATAACCAGTTACGTTTTGAATACCTAAACGTTCAAAAGCTTCTTCTACTATTTCATCAATAGTAAAATTTTGTCCGAATGTAGTAGTTCCGGAAGTAGTGTTAGCCACAGTTTACCTCCTTAACCAGTGTAACCGATAGATACCGATGTAGTATTTGTTAAATCTAAATATACTCCAGTTTTACAACGAATACCTTCGCCAGGAACATAAATGTCTAAACCTTCTGTACCAAAGTTTCCTTCGAATACTAAAGTTCCAGTTGCATCTGTTCCGTCGTAAAGTTTAATATTGCTGTTAGCAACACCTTCACCTTGAATATAAGTTATTCTAGCTGGTCCAATAAAATTACTAGACGCATCAGTAGTTCTACCAAATCTACCGTCACTTGTACGATTAGAAAATTGTTGATCTGACATAATCTTTGTTTACTCCTAATTTAATTTAGGAGCACCCGAAGGTGCTCCTTTAATTTAATTATTACGCTTCTTTAGCCCAAACACCTTGTGCTTCAATTACAGTCCAATGTGCTGTAGAATTTAAAGATGCAATTTTAACAAAGTCTCCAACTTTTGAAGTTGCTTTTGTATTAATACAATCTTTGTTATCAGTTAAAGAGCCAGCATATAATATACCGTCATTTGCATTAGGACTTATAGTCAATGCATTTGTTCCATCAGCAGCTGTGTTTACGAAAGTAAACGTTCTGCCAATTGAGATCGCAGGTAAAGTAAAAACAGTTCCATCAGTTTTTGATGTAAAAGTTTTTCCTGAATCACCAGCTACTACGGAATAGTTAGCTTCTTTTGCTTCGATGTTAAATCCAGTTAGACCGGCTTCGTTTTTCTTACCGACTAATACTGGTCCTCTAAATAGAGTTGTTGCCATGATTAATCCTCCTAGTTAATTGCGAACGTAGTCTCTAGGCCGTCGACTATACTCGTCCACGTTCATTAATTAATTGTATAGTGCTAAAACTATATACTACTTTTAAGTAGAGCGCAAGAGAGCCTGTGATGTGGATTGGATTTTTCCAACGATGTAGCTTTTGATTAAGTAGCTACAGAAACTTCGGGGGCAGCGTCGTCTATCTTATTCTGCAGATGAGCTTTTTTAGCTTCTGCCATTTTTATATGGCTAAGAACTTCTCTGACTTTTCTGTCAATTCTAACCATATTGAGAGTATATCTACCCTCATTAAGATGCTCCTGCTCCCATTCTAGGTTCTCTCTCTTCTAT